GTGTAATTGCCATATCAAATTCTCCTTATAGCATTAGCCAGATCTGGATGACCGACTTCTTTTAATTTATGACATATAGTAGCACGTTCTTCCCGTCTAGCCAACTCTAGATGATAATGCACTACAATTCGCACATTCTCTGCAAAAGCTTCCGCCTGTTGTCTAATTGGTTCTGGCGCATTTTCTGAAACAGAAACTATCTTATCAACCGCCATTTTTGATATTTGATCGATACTTAATCCGCCATTGTCTGATGTCATAACATTAGCAAAACCTGTTTGACTAAACATTTTTATATTCTCTCCCATTTATTTGTTGGTGATCGTGCCTTCCAAAAATCACAGGGTTTTGATCCAAGGGCTCGGGCGGTTCCACCTTAGATTGCCTAGTTATCAACAACCCTCCACCCTCATGGGACTGCACTAAAGGGTCGTCTAGTCTGTGATACCCATAAAGCTTTTCGTTTTCAGGTACATTTGTATCTAAAAGCCCGGAACTATGTGCTACTTCAATTTTTACGCCTCTTGTAGTAGCAATTGCACACCAAAATTCAGTGCAAGCTCTTCCCGCTTCTGCCATGCTAACATTCTTGTACGTATAGTCTATTCCGTATAAACAAAGCTCTTTTACGCCGTAGTATATCGCATACGCAATTGCATAAGGAACCGTATTGTTAAAGTAACAAATGTTTAAATCTTTAATTACGGCTTCTAATGGATAAAGTTCTAAATGTTTTACTCGATCATCCATCTCACACGTAATAATGGGGTTAGTGTTTTTTTCTAAGAACTCTCGTGCTATTCCTGTCTGAGATCCCGCGTCTTCTGAATCCAAGAACCGTGATACGGGGTCCATCATTATAGTTTTATCAACATGAATAATACCACCCACGCAGTTAATTCCCCAGACCTCATCAAAATGTTCCGAACGTATTTTAGCGGCTATGTAGTCAGAATAACTCCCGCCTAATCCAACAATAGCTAGTTTCATGTTCGTGGCCTTGTCGGAAGTCCTTGCCTATATGCGTCTGAATTTTCTCTAGCCTCTCCGTAATCTTTTAATCTTTCTAAAGATTGCATATATCTATCTTGATACATCTTCATTACGTCGGGCTCGCCCTTCATGTAAATATACGCCTCTATTAAACTTCCGTATAACAAAGCATTTGGTGCATTTGTACTCAACCATGTTGTTCCGCTGTTACCCGCTGAAACCAAACTACTTGGTCGATAAAAATAATGCAGTTCCATAGTATAAGCAGCATCTGGCGTGGGCGCTAAAATAAAATTTTCTACGTCAAAAAAAGCATAATATTTAGGCGTTCCAGTAGTAGCCGAGTTTGGGTTGTACGATTGTATAAAATTAACGTCTTTTTCTTCTAAAAATTCTTTTGTAGAAGAATTTAAAACAGACAAACTAAAAGAAGCTAAATAATCAATTGGAGCTTGCAAATATTGATTGCCACTAGCGGTAGTACCCGTAACATTCTTACGGAAATATTGCAGATCAATTGAGTTTAAAATTGTTTGTTCGGCTGTTTTAATAAAATTCGGTATATTAGCTACAAAAGTTGTTTCGGTATTGTCGGTATAATTTTGTATTGCAGTTGTTAATTGTAAATATGTGAAGCTCATGTTGTTACCACCGTTACACTACCCACGGAACCCGTAGAAACCAAAGGGTTGGGAGTTAAACCAAAGTTAAAACGTTGCCCAACGGGATCAAAACCGTAATTAATAATTCTTTCTTGTGTTACGTTTTGAGGGGGTCGAGGATTTTGTAAAGCTTGCGGATCAGATACAGTGCGAAAAGGACCTAATTGAGGTTGTTTTGTTTCAAACTCATCTTTTCCAACAAACAATCCATTCCACTCTTTACGCATATCTCTGTAATCGTACCTAAATCCAGAACGATCTGATATTGCATAAGCATTTTTTCCACTTGCATATTTACTCATTATTACCCTCCAAAATTATAAATTCTTGGAACAACCGTAAACGAGGCTCTATCTCTATCTTCTGTTGCGGCTCTTTCAAACTCTTCTTCATATAAAGATTTTAACATTTGAATCCTATCGGGAGCTCTTTTCAAAGAAATATAGTAAGCTAGTCCTGCGGCTAAACAAGGGTAAAATCTAAACGGTAAATCTAATGTATTAGTATATATATCAGCGTCATCCATTCGAGTAAGTCGATTAAATTTAATAATATCAGTGCTGTTGTCTGGGGCAGGCCATACTTTTAAAACAGGAGTAATTTGCCGATCTAAAAAATATTGCGTGATACGTCCAGTACTGGTTTTAGTGGGTATATTAATAAAAGCTTCTCTACTAACTCTATCTATACTTAAATCAGTGTTGTCTCTTGTTATTACTGCTGACAATACGTCTATGGTACTAGCGGTATTAGACAAATCTACTGCTTGAGACAAGGAGCTAACGGTTGCGCTAGTTCCTCCTGTAATAGCTTCTCCTGATACAAAAGTTCCTACCGGTATTGTTATAGAAAGAGTGTTAGATTCTAAATCTCCAACAGAAGATGTTGGCAAATTAGTTATTTTTGTTGTTGCGCCGCTGGTTCCTCCCGTTACGGTTTCTCCAACAGAAAAACCCGCGTGAGAGGCTACTACCATAATGAGAGTTCCCGCAGGGTACTCCGTAATTCCCGCAGCCGTAACAATAGAAGTTTCGGTAAAGGTCCATTGATTTAGACCCCGGTTTGCCCACTCTGCAAGCATTAAATTTAAAGATCTTTTAGCCGATTTTAAATCATATCCGGTACGAACTTGTATTCCACACCGCTCAAAAGCTTCTTCAACGTAGTCCGAAACGTCTAATTCAAAGTTTTTAGATCCAGATACTGCCATATTTACCCCAACAACTTAGCTGCAAAAGGAGCTACCAGCACTAATACAGCTAACCCCCATACTTTAACGTCTAACAATTTTAGAGTGCTTTTTTGATCGTTAAGGTTTTCTTCAATATTTTTATATCTTAACAAACACTCTGCTTCGTGTTTTTCTAGTTCTTTTAAAACTTCTATTGCTTTCATAACATTACCACGCTTTACACGACCAATACCGCGCCGAGAATTTGTCTTTTGCGGTGTCGCACTTGTGCCGTGCCCTAAAACTTTTTCTATTAGCAGGTTGATCTTTTTTTATTGACATATTTGGATCACCAAACCTAACCAGTTTAATTTCGGAACCTTTTTTAGCAAGAACCGCACTTTTTTTATTTTTACTCGGAGTTCGTTTTGGTTTATTAAATCCTGAAAACGACTCCCCGCGATAGACCACTCTTCCAGAAGGTGTGCGTTTCACATCTTTAGTAGTAGCCATGATTCACTCCTATGCGTGATAAAACATCAGTAAATCCATCGTTGTTACAATAAAAGTTACATAACAACCTTCTGTAAACAACACCCCTTCATCAGGAATAAACGGGTCGTCTGTAGTGCTATCCGTTCCAATTGATCGAAACTGTATCAATTCAGTACCTGTTGCACCGGAGTTCCTAATGTTGGCTTTTCCTGCTGTTCCACCAGAAACAAAAGAAAACCCTTTTAATCTACTTCTACCAGCAAAAATCACGCCTAAAGCGTTATTATTAATGCCTGCCGACACGTTTCCTGCCGGGTTGCCAACGGCTGTTATACTGGCAATAGTTTTAAAATAACCGGAACTTGTTGCTGTTCCTGCGTTTGCTCCAGTAACATTCTCTGTAAGGGCCGCGCCATTTACATCTGTACCGACTACATTAAATGATTTTGAAGAATCATTTCCTGCGGATAAAATAGTTACCTGTCTTCCAGAAGCATTTGTAACACTTCCACCATCAGCCAAAGCACCTCCAATTACTAAAGCGGCGTTATTACCAACAGAAGTCGCAGTTGAAATACCGTCTGCGTCGAGAGCTACCTCATCGCTGATGATGACTGGGGTTATATCAGATCCTGCCATTTTGATCTCCTTTATAAAAGCGGTAGGGGTTTCCCCCTACCTAATTAAGAATTATGCGGCAAAAGCAAATGCACCAGTAGTACCTGCACCAAGATGTTGGAGGTTATACGAGACATTCCACAAACCTGCTGTTGTACAAGTGAAGTAGATGTAAGAACCAATGCTCATCAAATTTGTTGTTGCGTTTGCAGGAGTGAACTTTAACAAAGTCTCACCAGCAGTAGACGCATCAAACGTAACTGCACTGCTAGTACGACTTTCTATAACACTGCCTGTTTCATAAGCGTCACTGCCTGCACAATCAAAACTCAAGAAAGCAGTTCCACCAGTAGTGTCTACTGATTGAGAATGTATACACACAACACCTACTGTAGCCGCGGGAAGAGTAGTAATTTGTTGCGCTCCCCCAGTAAATGGATTTATGTTAATTCCAGCAACGTAAGTAACAGTGCCAGATGTGGCTTTAGCCGTTACAGTTAGACCTTTTAAAGTGGGCATTCCGCCAGAAAAGACTGACCCCGCTACGGTAAGGTTACCGCCGATAGACGCATTATTTGAATAAGTTGAGTTTGTTGTAAAAGCACCTGTAGTCGCACTTTTAGTTACATCAGTAAAACCGTTTTCGGAGCGTACCGCTCCGGTAAATGTTGAATTAGCCATTTAAATCTCCTTGTCGTGGCAAATGTCAGCCGCAGAATACGACTGTCAAGGTGTTTACAGAGTACACTACCTCTTTATAAAAAGAAAGAGTGCAACCTTTAATTTATTTTTTAGCTTCTTCCGAAAGAATTAAACCTAATATGGCACAACCCAAACCTACAAAAACTAATTCTCCAATTCCTGTAATTGTTCCTATAGCAATTACACCAACGCCAATTGCGCCCCATGAAGACGGTTCTGATAATCTTTTTTTAATCCAATTCATTTTTTTATTCC